CACGAAGGTCCCCGGGTTCACAGAGCAGACCGGACCAGGAGGGACGACGAGAGCAGTAGAGCGAGGCGTGGCCTCGCGCGCACGCGATCGCATGATCTCCACGCGTGGTCGATATGAGATCAAGCACGCTCGTAGCAGAGGTCTCTTCGAAGGTCGGGTCGGCGGACGGCTACGTGGTGAGCTTCGCATCAGAGGCCCCGAGAAGCACAGCGGGTCATGGTGGATGTACGTCGAGTCGCCGACTCCGTATGCGCCATACCAGGAGTTCGGGACACGGCGTCATCGAGCCGCGCCGTTCTTGAGGCCTGCACTATATGAGAGCAGGAACGTCCTGCGCTTCGAGGTCAGCAAAGCTGTGGACAAGCGCTTCAACGCTCTCCCGGCCGGGACTGCGGAAGGAGACTGATGCAGCCGAACTATCTGACCTCGCAGAACATCTGGCGTGCTCTCGTGGCGCGTATCAGGTCCAACGCGACCCTTCGTGCCGCCATCGTCGGCGACATCCACGAAGGGATCGCTGCCGAGAAGGTGCCATATCCGCACTGCGTCTGGACGCCCGTCGTCCCTGGTGTCAACGAAGACACGTGGGGCGAGCGGACGATCGTCGCGCTGGGAGATGTGGTCATCGTCTCGAGGTCATCGGTCGAGGCCAGTAACCTCGACCAGCTCATGAACGAGGAGCTCGACGAGGCTCCGCTCAACGTCATCGGGCAACACACCCTTATCTGCTATCGGGTCGGCGATATCCGTCTGACCGAATCAGACGAAGAGGGGAAGAAGATCTATCGCACTGGTGGCTCGTATGAGATCCAGACGAGCCAAGTCAAGGGCAAGCGTGAACATCGGTTCACGGTCGATGCCGTGATCGCATAGGAGTCCCCTCATGGCAGCCAACGCCGGCACGAAACTCCACGGAAAGAACGGCGCCATCTACGTGAACGGCCCGAAGGGCACGGGCACGAAAGTGGCCACCAAGTCCCAGTGGGACCTCAACCTCGCGCGCGACTACGTCGAGGTGACAACGTTCGGCGACACGAACAAGACGTATGTCGCCGGCCTGAAGGACATCACTGGCACCTTCAACGGTGTCCTCGACGTCTCGGGCGACCTCATGGTCAACAACACATCCATCGACGATGTGCCGCTCTACCTGTACGCGGATGACGGAGCATCTGCTGTGCTCGTCGCGTCTGGGCTCGCGCTCATCGACTCATCCATCACGGTCAGCAACGCGGATGCTGTCCGTGTCAGCGGCAACTTCCGCGCCAGCGCCGCATGGGCAGTCTTCTCAGCCGGTAGCCTGTAACCTCTAGGGAGGGGGGCGGTCAACGATCACACCCGCCCCCCTCTCATGAGGGAGACATGGCGAAAGGCATCTTCCAACGCGTATCCGGCAAGACCGGAGAGATACGCATCGAATCGCTCGGCGTCCTCGTGGGGACGTTCTCGAGCTGGACGCTCACACGGCGTGGAGACGACGGTCCGAGGGAGGACTTGTACGATCTCCACGCCGTCTTTTCTTATGTCAACCCACATCTGTGGGGCGACGACGATTACGTGAAGACCATCACGGTCGGTCTGGGGAAAGAGACTTTCTTCCTCGAGCAGGCAGAGGGCTTCCCTATCAGCCTCGATGGTCGACGTACCCTACACATGCAAGGAGTCAGGCTATGCCAGTAGTGAAGCCGCCCAGTGAACCATCCGTCGAGAGCATGGATGGTGAGTTCAAGACCCGTCGCGCGACGATGCGCGGGGTGACCTACGTCCTCCGAGAGCTCGATGCCACCGAGTATGAGAAGTGCTTGAAAGCTGCGACGACCGATGGCGAGAACGGTCGCTCGACCGTCGACAACGCACTGATGTTCAAACTCATGCTCGACAAGTCACTCGTCGAGCCGAAGATGGCTGGTGGCGAGCTATGGAAGAAGCCCTACCCGGTCATCCGCAAACTCAACGACCTCATCGACGAACTCCACTACTCGCCAGAGATGAGCGAGGAGGAGAAGAGTGAGGAGGAGGACGCGGGGGAAGCGAAGGCCTGACCTGGATGTTCCAGGACATGTGCGGTGCGATCGCACATGAGTGGCCAGCGTACACTCCAGCGCAGGTAGCTCGGCTACCACATACATACTTCCGGGCCCTTCGGGCGCTGTTGCTCAGGGCTCACTACACACCACCACGGCATGGTGGTGTGGGCGACGACAGTGATCTGAAGTCTGTCGACGTGGATGTACTCCTCGGGATCAAGGAGAAGGGCGATGCCAGGTAGATCAGGCACGATCGACAGCATCAAGGTCGGACTTGGCATCGACATGAGCCAGCTTGAGAAAGACATCGGCGTGATGACGAAGAGCCTCCAGCGTGATGTCATCGTCACCCCCAAGATCAACGCGCCTTCCGACACGGCCGTCAAGACATGGCTGAGGGATCTCAACACTGCTGTCGAGCGAAGCAATCAGAAGGGCGTGAGGGTCCCGCTCGAGTTCAACACGGACGATGCCGTCCGTAAGTTCAAGGCTGTCATCCATCAGGTGCAGGGGGCCGTCGAGCCCATCGTCGTGCCCGTCCACTTCCAGCGTGGTGATATGCCCGGTGGCCCTGCCGGCGGACCCTCTTCCACTCAGCCTCCTACTGGTGGTGGTAGTAGGCGTGAACCGACACAGGGTGCCCCTGCACGTGGCGGTGTGACTACGACGACCGGGGCTGTCTTGGCAGCGGAGGTTTCCGGACGTGCAGAGCAGCCACCTGCTGTCTCAGCACGACCAGCCGCTCATCCTCCTGCTACTACTCCAGTAGCTGCGGTCGCTCCTCGCCCAGCACCACGACACCAGCGTGTCGCGCCAGAGTCGCGTCCACTCGGACCATCTCAGCCCATCCAGCCGCTCACATGGGATGAGCGTATGGGCTCCATGATCGGTGGACGGCAGGAACAGGATGTCACCGGTCGTACCATCCGGACAAGACGTCCGGCAGCCACGGTACGGGCTGAGCAGCAGCAAGCCGCGCTATTCTTCAACGCATGGGAGGGTGGCGACCTTAGCGCCATAGAGGCGATGTTCCCCGGCATGGAGGCCGCCGTCACTGCCAAGAGCCCGAGCCAGATGAAGACGGCCTATGCACGGGCCATCGGTGGCAAGCGCCCACAGAACATCATCAGGCGTCTAGGTAAGTTCGGTGAGGGCAGCAGGCGAGACGTCTACGAGCAGTCCGAGCAGTATCCGATGGACTTTGCTATGGCCGAAGCCATGGGAGCCCTCAACTTCTTCGGCAAGCCATGGTTGAAGAAGGTCGGCGGTATCGCAGCTATCCAGGGTGGCACCACACCCAGTACGCAAGGACGTATCAGTCAGACTGGAGCGCGCCCCAAAACGACACCACCTCCAGCCGCTTCCGTCAAAGCCGCTATCTCAGAGGCAGCGAGGCTGCAGGCTGGATACACGGCTCTTGAGAAGCGCATCGCAGACATGCCGATCGACATCGGTGAGTCCGCATGGGCTGGTCCCACGTCGTTCGGTCCGCTGGCTCGTCCATGGGATATCGCTACCAAGCGACCTATCACCGGGTCCATCGTTGATCGACTCAAGGGCGTGGCCGGTGGTGGTGGCCTGCGCGCCAGCCTCAGCAAGTCTGACTGGGCCAAACCCTCTTCTCTCAACGATCTTCCTGGTATCGCTGCTAACGCTCTGAACCTCACGAAGGTCGGTGAACATGGGCCAGAGGGAATCGTCGATCTCCCCGGTGGCTCCCAGTTCGTCGTGCCTGCTCATCAGATGAGCCCGTTCATGAAGTTGCTGCAGGAGGGGCGGCTGCCTGCGAAGGATCTGACCGGAAGGGCCATGGGCGGTGTGGGCCCGGCTGGTCTACAGATCCTCGGTGGTGGTGCTGGTACATATGCCACCCGGCGTTTCCGTGCTGGTGAGATCGCATACCAAGAGGGTCGAGCCGCGAACATCGGCACGATGAGCAATAACATCCAGCGCGTCCATGTCGTCAACATGCCAGGGACAGGCTTCGGTGGTGACACGAAGAAGGAGTTCAAAGAGGCGCTCGAAGAGAAGGGTCGTGTCGCGAGGTCCATGCCTGCTGGCAGGATGGCTGCTGAGACTCAGGCTGGTGAGCTGGGCACAGAGGTATCGCCGTTTGGTGGTGGACTCCCACGTCAAGGATATGGGGTACCAAGTGGTCGCCAGACCACCACCGGGTCAAGGGCCAAGTTCGCTGCTGAAGATGCGGTGAGCGAACTCCAACTGACACTCGACCAGGTCGGCGTCAATATCAGCGAGGCTTTCCAGAAGAGTCCTGTCCGAGCCCTGTCTGTGGCCATGGGCCAGATCTCACAGATCATGATCGGCGGTCGTCAGGGGATCCTGGAGCGTGCTTCGCAGGCTCGTGCGCTCGAGCGTAGGGCGCAAGGTGCTTTGGGCGAGGTACGTGGCGCCACGGAGATCGCTGATAGGGCGCAGTTCGATCTCGAGACCATGGCTGGCACCACTGATAGAGGGAAGTGGGCCGAGGCCAGGGATCGGATGTCGGCGGTGCAGGGCAAGGCGTTCGACAAGCTCTTCGGGGTCTGGGAGGAGCAGACTCAGAGGATCGCGGACATCAGGCCTGTCGTAGAGGAGAAGGTGGCTGCGGCCAAGACCGCCTCAGAGACGATCTTGTCACCAGGGCAGCAGGTCCGGTCTCAGGCTGCAGGCCTGGTGGGCATCGTGGGCGGCACCATGTTGTTCACGGCTGCCATGAATCTTTCCCAGGTGGCCATAGAGAATCTCGGGAAGATAGCCACGGATGCTGGGGATCGATTGTCTGGCTTTGCTTTCACGGCCAGACGTGTCACCAGTGAGATGGCACCAGAGGTGATCCAGCGAAGCGGCGATATCAACGCCGTCATCGCAGAGAGGATGGCCGCACTTGGTGTCAGCGGGGTCGAGACAGGCGGCCTCGCGAGGATGACCGCCATCACGGCTGGTGCCCAGCAGTTCCAGCAGCAGCAGGCGTTCCTTCGGGCCACTCAGGTCTTCGAGGGCCAGCGTGGCAATCAAATCCCTGGCTTGGGTGTCGGCGTTGGGAACGGCCTATTCGGGACATGGATCGGCCAGACACCGGGCATCGCAGAGAGTCTGGGTGGGACGTTCGGTAATCCTGTTTCAGCGGTCGCAGCCACGACGATCGCGCCTGCTGTCAAGGACCCCCTGACGCAGTGGCTTGAGACAGTCCAGAACGCTGAGGACATCGCTTTCGGCCGCGCTCCACGGAACGAGCAACTCCTTGGCCTGACAGACATGATCGAAAGGCAGCAGCGGGCTGCTGCCTCAGCAAACGCCCTGACAGGCAAGGCTGTTGCTTCGTTCAACGAGGGTGTCGATCGTTGGGTCAAGTTCAACGGTGAGTTGAGTCCCGGACGACTGATCACGACCACAGATGCGAGTCTCATCGAGAGATCGACGAAGGCGTTGAGCGACATCGGAGCCAGTCGGGAGGTCCGGGAGGCTTGGGCTGGTGCTGGTGTCGCGGCGCTTGGTCCCGGTGACCGTCAACTCACTGGCATGGAGTTGAATCGTCTGCTTGAGTTGGGTGGCCGAGGGGCGACCACGCCAGATGTCAACCAGTTGTTGACAGTGAGTCGTCGACAGATGGAAGCATCCTTCCGGGCCCAGGCCCGCCAGTTCGAGTTGCAGCGCGAACTCATCCCTGCGGCTGCAGCAGAGCAACTCATCGCGCGCCCCTTCCCGACCAACGCTATGACAGGCATCACGGCCACGAGTGGTGTCGACCCGATTGCCGCTGCGGCCGCTGGCAAGTACGAAGGCGCCATCACGCGCTCGCGCGATGCGCTCGCCGACATCCGAGATGAAGGCCTGACCGAACTCCGGAATCTTGGTGTCCCCGATGTTGCTATCCAGAGTGTCGCCAAGTTGGGTGCATCCATCACGGCCTTGCGAACGGATGCTGAAGACTTGCAACTCGGCCTCGAGCAAGCTCAGTACAACGAGCAGATCCGCATCAGCGTCCGCTCCATCGGAGACCTCGTCGCTCTGAACCAGCGACAGGCCGTATCGATCGGCGACCAAGTCGTCGGGGCCACACAGCTTGGTGAACTGCAGCGTGCCCAGATCAACGATGGCCGCGAACTCACGCGTATCCAGTTGGCGCGCTCACAGCGCGAGTTGAACCTGCAACTCTCCCTGTCTCGACTGCGCTCTCCGGGTGAGACGCCAGAAGAGCGGGCAGTCCGCCGACGTGAGGCCGAGTTGCTCGTGCGCGAGCAGCAGCGTGAACTCGACATCGGTAAACGCACGGCTCAGCGTGGCTTCCGCATCGAAGACATCGGGTTCGGTCGTCAGTTGACTGATGCTGTGAAGCAGCTCGGACTGCTCCAGCGGGCACGTGCTGTGACCATCGAGGTCAGAGGCATCCAGAAGGTCATCGAAGCGAAAGAGCAGTTGCTGCAGGTCAAGCAGGCTGCCCTCGACCTCGCTCGTGACATGGGCGTGGCTGCACGTCAAGGGTCCATCCGTATCGCCGAGACACTCGAGCAGCGTCTTGGAAGGGTCACCGAGATCAGCCTCAAGGCGCTCGATACCTACGTCACTGGATGGCTACACGGACTCGAGCCTGTCTTGCCCATCGTGGGGCTCGCAGAGAAGCAAGGGACAGCACAACCGCGTACTGGCAGCAACGTCGGACGAGGCACGCTAGATGAAGATCTGCCGCTATTCGTCGAGAGAGGGAAGCGTCGTGCTTCTGGCGGGATCGACCTGGTCTCTCGACCGACCAGCTTCCTCGCAGGTGAGATCGGGAACGAGGCTGTCGTCGTCATGCGCAACCCACGTATGAACGGAGCCCCTGGTGGTCTCGGACGTGGTGGTGGCAGTCCCATCAACATCAACGTCAACGTGAAGGCCGATGTACGCGGCGAGGCTGACGAGGACCGTATGGTCCGCAAGGTGGTGCGAGCGCTTCACGACGAAGTCGCGATGCTGGTGGGCTGATGGCTACCGTCGTCATCAAGCTCGATGGCGTCGACATCACCTCGGATGTGGTCTTTGCCCAACCCACCAACTTCAGGGGTCTTGCTGACGGGCAGCCCGGGACGGCTGTCGTCCTCATCGATGATGAGCAGCAGGCTTACACCCCTGACGACATCCGAACCGGGATGACGCTCGAGCTGTTCATCGATGGACAGCGCGAGTGGGATGGCTGGGCGTTCAAGGTCCGGCGTGCATGGCCGCTGCCGGTCGACGACACCTCACAGCCAGTCACCGTGCCGCGCTTCTGGATCATCGAGGGTTACGACCGGAACATCCTCTTCCAGAAGCGTTTCATGTATCGGATCGACGACCCTGCCAATAACGAGGGCTTCACGATCTGGCCCACGGACACGTCTGACAAGCAGGCCATCGACTTCGCCCTGAACAACTACGTCGATCTCTCTGGCGATGATTTGGACATCGAGTCAGGCATCGAGCAAGTCGCCTCTCCGGGCCCTTTCGAGGAGTTCACGCTGGGGTACGTCAGCGCCCCGCTAGGAGTGCTCTTCGATGACGCCGCGAAGATCACGGGAGCCGTCTTCTACATCGACCCGGACCGCGTCCTCCGCTACATCGATGACAGGACCGTCACAGCGCCGTTCGTCCTCTCCGATGCCCCCACTGCAGGTCAGGTCGGCTACCGCGAGGCTGAGGCCGCGAGAGACTACACCGACGCTGGCAACGAAGCCCTCATCTGGGGCGCCGGGTTGGGTTCTGCGGACCCTGTCTTCGCGAAGTACACCGACACCGATCGCGTGGCACTGCATGGACTCTGGCAGTACGGAGAGGTCTACGTCGGTGCGTGGAAGCAACAGACTGTCAACCGCCGTGCTCGCACGTATGTCGAGGGCTCACCAAGCCATCGGCGTGGTCATAACGATCCAGTCCCGGTCGTGACCTGCAGTCTCTTCACCCCGGGCATCCGGGTCGGGCACGTCGTCGACTTTCGCATGACGACGTTCGACTACCAAGAGGACTTGCCCGTCCGTTCATCGACCATCACGTTCCTCACCCCGACAGAACCGCGCTGGGACATCGAACTGACGCTTCGGGTCGATACACCCTTCGGCGTTCCCGACCTGTGGAAGTTCGCTTTTCCGTCCCCCTTCGATATCTCAGAGACCATCCCGCCCGAGGGGCCTGGTGGCATCGGTGGGGCGTCACCGATGACCTATGTCTTGGGCACGTTCTTCAGCGATGGGGCGAACGGACCAACGTTCGAGGGGCTCTATGCCCAGTCCGCTGGAGACAGGGCCTTCATCTCCGCCTTTGCAGACGATGGACCGCCCACATGGAATCTGTTGATGAACGACGACATGCTTGGTGCGGTCGGCACTTATCGACACCCTGACGATGATCCCTATCCTTCGGGACCGTTCCCTGCGACAGAGGAGCTGGAGGTGTGGAGCGCGGCGGCTGACGCCACTGGCTTATACGTCAACTCTTTTGCCCAGGTCGCCTCAGCGGGTTGGGATAGTTCATGGGTAGGTATCCATAAGTATTCTCCCGATGGGACTCCACTCTGGACCACGTTCATGAGCCAAAGTTTCTTCTCTGGCGATGGGCAGATGGTGCTCGCTGACGGATACCTTTACCTGTTCTGGGGTGGGGATGGCAACCTGCTCCAGTTGGATCCCGGGACCGGCTCTGTCATGTTCTTCCGTGAACTCTTGACGGGTCCGGATTCCGGGCTTGGGCACGTGGAAACAAGTTATGGTTATTGGCCGAACACGCCGCCAGCTTCTCCATACAACTATCTAGTTGGTAGCGGTTATCGCATCAACGCCTACAACGAGAGCCCCTGGCGGTATTACGGGTTCACCGTTGGCGTATGGCCCTTATGGTTGTGGGATCCTAGCGCTGGTGTGAACGGTTTCGAACAACGTGAGTGGGTGGGGGTCGGGCCCAGGCTCGACCAGTATGGGATCCGAGCGAAGATCGAGTTCGGAAACGCCGACACTGTCCAAATCTTCGACTTCACTACCCTTCCTGGATATACAGGCAGTGGTTCTATCCCTGCCTATTCCGTCGACTGTCCGATAGAGGGCGCTGACGCATCCTTGGTCGGACAGCATGCGAGTGGCGAGTGGTTCGACATCTCGGATGACTCGAACATAAGGATGGCGTCTCCTGGCGGCATCACCGTCGATCACACGACTGCTGCGAGCGCGATCTGGGAAGATCTCGATGATCCGACTACTGAGTGGCTGATCACTACAGAGGAGTTCTTCCACGATCGCAGTTTCTATGCTGGGCTCGCCAAGGGGCCAGGTGACACGTACTACATGGTGTCGCGCCCGATAGCCCGGACCGGCGTAACGGTCACTGGTTTCTATCAAGTCCACCGATACGGACCGACTGGTGGACCACAAGCTACGGCTGACGTTTCGGTGTTCTCGACCTCCACCCGATCGTTTCGGCTTGTCACCCATCCGGACCGAGGAAAGTTCTACTTAATCCGACGGGAAGCATCGACGTGGTACTTGGACGAGTGGGACGGGTCGACCATGACGTTCATCAAGAATATCGTCACCAAGACGTCTGGTGCTTCTCAGGCCATCGCCGATGGTGTCGGTGTCGATGAGTCCACAGGCAACATCATCGTGTATTCGGGCTCCGGTCAGTACGGTGGTTATAGTCCTGATGGCGCCGCTCTTTGGACGCTGGCGCCGGCCTTCACGTATACCGGGGCTTCGATGGCAGCCTTCTCTGGGAAGGCCTCCGTAGCTGGGTCTGAGTTCCATGGAAGTCCCGATTTCTTCGACTCACCCGTGCTGCTGGAGATCGACGGAGCCACGGGTGGCGTCATCGTGGCGCCTCGCGGCTGGGCTGCTGATGCTGTCTGGGACGCCCTTCCGACCGCCGTGGCCTCATCCAGTGGTGGCGGTGGGACGGGACAACTTGTCACCAACATCCCTATCTATGACAACGCTGAGCATGCTGGGGCGCAGTACTACATCACTCAGTACCCATACGCTGCGGGTTCGCTGGTGGTCTATTTCCAGGGCATCCGCTTGCGACCGAACGTCGACTATATCGAGACAGACCCGACGACCGGTGAGTTTCGCATCCTTGGTGACAGGGACATCTCATCATCGTTGCTCGTGAAGTACACGCGAGCAGGGAGTGTCCCGACTTCATCTGGTGGTGAGGTCTATCGCCCGGCTCCACAACTCCAGTACGGCTGGGGCACGCCGATGGACGGCTACAACGCGATCTTCGCTTGCTCGGCGATGGCCCTTGACCGGCATACGCTAGGAGCGAACACGGCGTTCGCGGGAACCCCTCGCAACACGCCACCCAATCATCGTGGCTTCCAGTCCGACCAGTCGACTGGAGGCGGATTGGACGATGTCGAGACTGCATGGTCTGCCGGCTGGGGCGAGACGTTCTATGGCTGGGGCATCCAGAGTTGGAGCGCGTTCGTCACGCATATCGACGCCAGGCAGGGAGCCGTCCTGCAAGGCATCTACAGCAACCTGCCTGCCTCGAAGCGACTCAGCAACTTCACAGGCGCTCATGCCATCTACATCAACGAACGCTTCGCGAACGGCAACTTCTGGGGCATCGATCCGCTCTATCGTTACCCCACTCTCTACACCACCGATGAGTTGAAAGCGTATGCCGCTGGCATCGTCATCGGAGCCGACACGGTGGGCTACGGGTCGGTCAGCGCTGGCTACACGAAGGTGACCTGATGGCGACACCATCCGACATCTCCATCACGCTCGACGGGACAGAGATCAGCGACCGTGTCGTCTATCAGGAGACGATGTTCACGAGTCAGGCCAACCCTGTCCAGGGTTCGTTCAAGCTAGCTGCTCGGGACCTCTCTCAGAACTTCTCGCCGACAGCGGGCGAAAAGCTGGCGTTCCATCTCGATAGCATGCCGCTCTTCGGTGGCTATCTCATGCGCATCGGACGTGGCAACTTCCTCGCCGCAGATGACACATCCGTGCCGTCCGCGGTCCGTTCGAGGAAGTGGATCCTGACAGGGCCAGACTTCAACATCCTCTTCGATAAGCGTGTGCTCTACGACTCAGCGGACCCCACGAGCGCGCTCGAGGTGCCCTCTGGCTCGCGCACCATCAGCGAGGCCTTCAAGTACCTGATGGAGAACTTCATCGACGTCCCTGCCGGACTCGACTTCGCGACGTTCCGTGATGTCATCACGACCTCGTATGGGACAGAGGAGAACGGTGGACTCTTCGTCGGACAGGGCAAGACATGGCGCGAACAGATGGACGACTTCTCAGACAACGGTGGGGTCATCTACTACATCGACGCCGACTTCAGGGTCCATCTCCATGAATACGAGACGCTGCTATCGCCGTGGGCGTTCACAGACTCGAACCCCAACGGCGTCACGACCATCGGCTTCCGTGAGGGCGAGTACTCAGAGAACTTCGAGCAGGTCGTGACCGATGCGCTCGTCTGGGGTGGCTCTTCGATCCGCAATCCCGGTGGACCAGCAGGCGACATCGTCTTCGCTCGCTATCCTGACCCGCCAGCCGTGGATGCGACATGGCACGGAAGGCTACAGCCCGCTGACCGAGAGCAGGCCGCCATCGACCGTCGCAACCTGTATGGGCGCTGGCAGTATGCCGAGGAACGGGCTGGGCAGGAGAACTACCTGACCCAGGGATCGGTGAAAAACCGCGCCTTCGTCATCATCAACGGCCCGCCAGGGACTGTCCCGACACAAGGCATCGAGGGCGGACTCTCACGACCCACCGAGACGATGAACGTAGTGTGGTTCGCCCATGATGTCCCTGGCGGCGCACATGTCGTCCCGGGTATGCTCATGAACTTCATCCTCTACACCCAAGGACCGAGTCCAGGAGTCCCACTGGTCACGACGCTGCCATGCCGCAGCATCCGTGTCTCGTTCCCGACCCTGCCGACCGAAAATCCTGGTGGCCAGACGTATGTCCGCTTTGAGGGTGAGTTCGGGACCTCGTTCTCGGACTCTCGGCATCTCTGGAGGGCGTTGCGGCGACAGAAGGGCACCATCGGCCAAACGACCGTCTTGGTGGATAACTCAAGCGCTGGCGTGCCTGCAGGGTCGTTCGCGACCGTCTATCCAGATGAGACCGCCAACGGGACGCGAACCTCGTTCACGTTCCCATACACGTTCTATCAGGGTCAGTTCGACCTCTTCCTCAACGGCCTCTTCCAGCGTCCGACCATCGATTACACCTATGACCCGACGAGCAAGCAGGTGACGTTCATCACCGCGCCAGGAACGGGTGATCAGATGTGGGCCATCGGATACGTGAGCGAGTGAGATGCCAGCCTCCTCGTTCGTCGTCGACGCTGTCATCTTCAAGACGGCGCTGCCCGCCTTCGCCATCGATGCCGTCATCACTGCTCGCTCGTTCACCATCGACGCATGGATCATCGGTGAGCGCTGGAAGCATCATCGCGTCAGGGATCACTTCGGACCAGAGAGCGATCTCTACGTAGTCCTCTCGGAGAAGGTCGGGAAGTACGAAGCGTTCACACCGATCCACTGGGTGCTGGCAGACATGGCCCAGCGTCTGGTCTATCTCGAGGACTACACGCGCACGAAGGCGACGTTCGCGGTCGACGCGTGGATCAGCGACCAGGTCATCGTCATGGATGCTGTCATCAAGAGGACGTTCTCCGGGTCGTTCCTGGTCGATGCTGTGCTCAGCAAGGGTGGCATCTTCACTGTCGATGCCTGCATCGCTGGCATCTTCACCATCAACGCCTTCATCGTATGAGCCATACGACCTACCGCAATCGACATGAGCGCGGGACAGAGCATCACTTCGGCGATCTATCAACGACGTTCGTGGAGCTCACAGAGGCTATCGGAGCCCTACCTGCCGGCTCGACGGTCGAAGCCCTTCTCACGATCCTCGACTCCAGACTGTCCGTACTTGAGAACACCTACCGGATCAGCGGCTCGTTCTCGGCGAGCGCCATCATCATGCGTACCCGCCTGGAATCTTGGGTCATCGACGCGTGGCTTGAAAGTGACACCGTGCCTGGATCCTTCACGGTCGACAGCATCATCAGGATCGGCCAGATAGGTTCTTTCACAGCCAGTGCCGTCGCGAAGAGGACGCTGTCAGGCCTCCTCACAGTAGATGCCATCGCCAAGAGAGTGATCAGTGGGTCGGCTTCCGCGGATGCGATCATCCGCGCTCTTACAAGTGGTTCACTGACGGTCGATGCTTGGCTTTTGGGCAAGAGTTTCAGCATCGAAGCCATCCTCACTGATACCTTGATGGGTTCCTTCACGATCGATGCTGTGATAGGCGATAGTGAGGCACGAAGCAACCTCGGCGAGATCACACTGGGTGACGATACCCTCGGAGATACGACATGACAGAGCAGCTCGCTAACTTTGGCCACACGACACTCGCGGAGCCTCTCGATGACAACGAGACAGGGGTGGATGTCGCCTCTGGTGCTGTCTTCCCATCGTCAGGTAACTTCCGCGTCAAGGTTGACGACGAACTCATGCTCGTTACCTCACGAGCTACGAATACCCTGACGGTCCAACGAGGAGCAGAGGGAACGACACCTGCCACCCATGACGACGGAGCCGCCATCGACGCGGTCCTCACGGCGGCTGGGCTGGCACAGGCGATCGCGGAGATCGCGCCAGGCCGTGAATACAGCTACGTCGAGTTCACTTCGCCAGTCGCCGTCTCGGCGACGACCGAGGCGGGGGCCGACGTGATCGTCACGGCGGCAGAGATCACGTTCAACGGCAGCACCGCAATCATCGTCGAGTTGTGGGCGCCTTACATCGTGACGGGCAGCGGCACCGCCAGTGTGCTCATCGACCTGTTCGACGGCTCGACTGCTCTTGGCATCACGGCGCAGCTTACTCAGTCGAGCGGGCGCACCGCGGGGCTCATCACGGTGCGCCTGACACCATCGGCTGCGGCGCACACCTACTCATGGCGCGCATGGCGAGCGGACTCCAACGGAACTATCCAGGCCGGGGCAGGCGGGGCGGGTAACTACATGCCCGGATACATCCGTATCATCAAAGCCTAGATCGGCTGGATGGCTGGTATAGATAGAAAGCAGGAGGTCGGCCACCAAGACCGGGGGTTGTCATCGATATGGGTGAGGTGCAGTGCGCCGCTCGCAGACAAGACCATGAACGGAGCACGCATGTCGAAGCCGACGCCAGAGGAACAGCGCCTACTCGCCAAGATCAGGGCTGTCTCGGTCGCCGTCATCGTCGGGACCATGGTCTTCGTCATCGTCGCGGTCGTGTTGCTTCCGCTCATCCAGAAGGACTATGCTCTGAGCGAAGGGACTTTGGTGGCACTCCTGGCCACACTGACGACATCCGCTCTCACGCTAGCCGGGGTCGCGAGACTGAAAGATGGATGACCTGATCACGATCAACGATGGGTTGATGTCTCTCAACATCCTCGTCGCCATCCACATCATCTTGATGGTCATCTTGGTGGTCAGATTCTGGGATGGACGGTCGAACATACTCGCAGCCAAGATGGCTTTGGTCATGTTCGCGATCCTCGGCCTCTGGACGCTTTTCGCTCGACATCTCCTCACGTTGGATGGTGCGGTCATAGAGGTGATGGTGTCGTTCGTGTCCCTCTCCCTGAGGGTGGCGTCAGCGATCATCGTGACGGCATGGGCGTGGGATGAGTTGACGCTACGGAGGACAGCGTGACGAGATTCTATGGTGGTCCGCGCGTCGCCGGCACCCTCTTGGCCTTCGTCGGCGCGCTGGCGGTGGCGCCCGTGCTTGCCGGGAACGCCACGGTGTGGCGCTGGCCAGCGGGCCCGATGGGCTAGGAGGATGTGATGCGTTTTTACTTGCCGCACTTCGAGAAGCAACTCACTGGCAGTCCGCTGCAGTCCACCAACTGCGGTGCCGCTTCGGGAGCCATGCTTACCGACCAGGCCACGCTAGGCCTGAAGGACCCCACCCCAGAGCACTTCCGTCGACTCACAGGCGACATGGAGGGTGGGCTGACGATCAGCGGCATCACCAACGCCATGGAGAGACTGGGTGTCCCCGTCGAATCCTTCGACTTCACCGATGCCCTCCACTGGCCCGCACTGCTCTCGATGCTGAAGGCAGGACGCTTCGCGGTCGTGAGCGGTGATTACGACTCACTGCCACAGAACCTCAAGGGCGACAAGGACTTCAAGGGGCTGCACAGCGTCATGTATCAGGCTGTCCAGCCGGACAAAGTGCGCGTCGGCGACCCACTCAACGATGGCAGACGTCCTGGTATCCCCAAAGGTTGGATCACTTGGCCGATCCATGAAGCCGAACAGTATGTCGAGCGCTTCGCGAGTCAGTTCTCAGGTGGCATCTATGCCGTGGTCATGCGCGTCCAGAGGGTGGAGGCCAGGATCAAGGCCAACGTACGACTCCATCCTGACCGCACGGCGTTCGTCATCGCCACGATCGCAGGGCGCCAACGACTCACATCTGGTGGCACCGAACAAGGCGAGGCCATCGGAGGGAACAAGACATGGTTCCGTGTCTGGGTCCCTTCAGCTAGCCAAGTGGGATATGTCCACTCGAGCGTCGTGCGCCGTACATAGGGAGATATCGTCATGCCGGAAGCCATCAAGGCGTTCTTCGACTCAGAAGCGGGGCAACTGGCTATCTGGGTCATCGTCCTTCCACTCTTGGACTTCGCCCTAGGAGTCGCGGCAGCTATCCGCGATCAGACCCTCGAACTCGACGTCGTAGCCGCCTTCTTGCGCACCCACATCATGGGTCGCGTCATCCCCATCTGGCTGTTGCTCTTCGCGGGCTACTTCGCTGACAATATCGTCATCCCAGTCGCCAACGTGCCAGCCCTGCTCTCGATCGGTGTCGCAGCGGCAGGCCTCTACGTGGTCGAGACCGCAGGCTCGATACTTAGATCGTGGGGGCCCCAGAGTGGCCCGCGGCTTCTGACGCGAGATCCACAGCAACCTGTCCCGGAGGGCTAAGAGCATGGAGGACTGGGACGGCCATAACGGGGGGCCATGACCGTCGGGGGATATGGGATCCCCCTCATCTGTCCTCGATGTCCACGAGAGACGGCTCATCGGGCTCTCAAGACACCCCGCATCAAGGTTCCCAAGTGTCCTGATTGTGGTGCGCTCCTCGTGCCGACCGATCCTATACGGCGAGCGGCATGGGAGGAGAAGAGCCACCATGGTCCGCAGACTTGATACCGTGTATCGATGCCGATCACTCCAGATGTCGTCGAACACACCGCCAAGTGGATGGTCATCCTTCGTGATGACTGGACGAAGGACATCCCGATCCGGATGCACTCGGTCGCACTCGATGCTGGTGGGGCACCTCAGTGGAGTCCGGAGCTCAAGTCATGGCTTGCTGATAAAGACGGGCCGCGCTATCGGATGACCAAAGCCATGCGGCGTTTACGCCGAGTGTCGGTGAGGGAGTTCGAGGTCGCCTACAGGATGATCATCCTGTCTGAGCCGATAGATCATACGACGGCATGGCTCAACGACCGAGCCATCCGTAACGCCAAGCCAGAACGTTATTCGGTCACCGACACCAGAACGATCATCGTGTCGGCCGTAGATAAGTTGCTCGCTTGGTATTGATAGATGCGGTGCCAGTATTGCAACTGGACACCCCATGACGTCAGCGTCCATGAGGACCTTTGCCCAAAGGGTCATCCCACAGAGATCGTCGGTCTTTATGTGGCAGGTCAGCAGTGGCCGGTCTGTCGAGCCTGCCAACGTGATCGCCAGAGGCGCTATGAGCTCCGTCGCTCCGATCCATCATGGACCGCTCCGGTACGACGCCTGCGTGATGGAGCGGTCAAACGAGCCTTCCTGAAGTATCCACGTGGCTGGCGATCAAAGCAGATGGTGCGACTAGCCAACATGCTCTCAGATGCGCGACAATCACAGCGGTCAAACGAGCCTTCCTGAAGTATCCACGTGGCTGGCGATCAAAGCAGATGGTGCGACTAGCCAACATGCTTTCAGATGCGCGACAATCACAGCGGTCTATTTCGACCCTCAACACAGGGGGGGCCGGATGGCAGGACCAAGTCCGCCGGGGGGCGATAGAGCAGTGCCTTTGTCGGGTCAGCCCCCCGGCGCTCTATCCTGGGACTGATCGACCCCATGCGTCATGCGAATCATGCTCACCGACACGCATAAAGCCATCTCCGGTGAAGCCATATGCATAGACCGGTGTCTCCAAGTCCATCGCCTTCTCGACGACGTGTGCTGTCCCGCCGATCAGCGTGGTGGTGGAGAAGTATGCCAACACCAGATCGACCGAGCGCACCAACTCGATATCTCGAAGGAACGTCGCCCCCTTCCCCCCTATCGGGTCAGGACGAAACCACTCCACGTCAAGCCACAGACTGATGGCCAGCTTGGCCATCACCTGTTCGAAGAGGCCTGGATCTCGCTTCTCGGGAGCCCTGAGACAGAGGACGGTGTTGGCGGGGAGACTGCCGATGAACTCGAGGAGGGAGTCGGGGTAGTGCTCGAGGCCGGTCGACCCGCATAGGGCGATTCGTGGTCCTCGATGACGACCTCCACTCGCGCCTTCTTGCCCCATCCTGTCGTCTTCTCCTCGACTGTCGGTAGGAACCACTTGTCGTCGACTCCTGTGGCCGTCTGGATGACATCGTTGATGAGCTTCAGGACGTTGTCGCAGTCCATATCGCGGGCCAGATAGAGCCAGTAGTGGATACGCAGTTGCCCGATCGGCTTCCAACGTGATGGCTTGGCGCTACGGATGATGTTGGCGGCGCCGATCTGGTAACGCTTCGCATCTGGCGTCTTGCCGAGTGCCTGATAGCCACCGCGCCGACCATGCATCGTGATGATGCGATAGGCCGTGTTCCAGCTTGGCGGTTGTCCAGGGAGCGTGAAACCCCACTTCACTCGTCTATCTTCCACTCTGGGTAGTGTCCGGTCTCCTGATACCAGAACTCCTCGAACGTCATCTGGTCGTAAGCCTTCTTCGGACTCGTCTTGCGGCCTAGCGATCTGGGTTGGGCAAAGACCACATCCGAGGTGATGTCGACGCCATCGAGCTTGATGACGACGGTATCGGGCGATGACCGTGCATCGACTGTGCGCTCCTGCGGAACGTCATCGTCAGCGAAGTGGTTGCTCGTGAACAAGGGTATCCACCTGCCACGCCACTTCGTGAAGTGGACCCCACCATGGGGGTTATCAGGGATGGGTCCGCTGTCCTGCTCGGTGAGAAGACGCTGGGCGATGCGGGCCTCGTTGGGCGAGACGTGCTGTTGCGCCATGGCCTCAAGTTTCTGGCGTTTCGTCCGTCGATCAGCCATGAAGACGCCTACGGTCCCGGATGATGTTCGATATGGCAGCCTTCGTCACCTTGAACTCCCGAGCAAGGGCAACTCCACTATCGGGGCCCTGGTCGCGAAACCTGAAGCGTCCCCGTATCTCGGCGACCTGTGAGTTCGTGAGCTTGGCTGCGTAGTGTGTCTCTCCGTGCGCGACGCGACCCTTGACGTCACGGTCGGCCATGTTGTCTCCATCTGTCCCTTGAAAGAGATGGTCCGGCGAGACGCACGATGGGTTATCACAGTGATGGCAGACGAGGAGCTTCTCATCTAGGCGGTCCGCTGACTCGATGCGCTCACACGTTCCGGTAGTACATCGTGACGATGCCGTACCCGCTGGGGTCCCGAGTCCCTGTCCAGTTCCAGCACCTCGTCCTGACGTCACAGACGACCTTGGACCAGAAGCGTGGTTCAAGAGAGCCCCCCGCCCGCCCTGCCCGAGCACGAGCGAGAGCAATAGTGGCCGTACCCCCTGACCCAATCAGCCCATCGTGGTCGGAAGACGGTCCCACAAGGGCATACTACCTGAAGTCTCATGAACTCTTGATAAGCATCGGATGTCTTGGTGTACTTAGAACGCTGACAGGTGATACAACATGCCGCGAGGTTTTGTGGCAGATGGGGGCCCTGCTTCGAGAGGGGGACGACGTGATCGAACGAAGCGGTCATCAGCGGGATATCGATATCGCAGTAGCGGCATCGTCCGGCGTCATCTAGCCAAACCTTGGCGAGGTCCTCGGCTGTGAGCCTTCTACCCTCGTTACGTCCCGGCTTCTTGGTCGCCGTCCAGCGCCATGCCTGGTTCAGGGCTGCTGCCACCTTCGAGAGGCGCCTCTGGGTAGGCGTCTGCGAGGTACGCTCTGATGCTCTCGCGAAGCCGCTTGCTCGGGGGCGACCAGACGTTGTGAAACTCACAGAGCACTACCAGATGCCACTCATCATCCGGGGCCCTCTTCCCCATCCTGAGCTGATCCTTGACGTGCTCCAAAGTCCAGCGCCCCGAGCACTTCACCGATGCTGATGGGTCGAGCACCTCGACGAGACATAGTGGGCGTGACCGTTTCTGGGCCATGAAGCGCTTGAACGACAGATGATGATGAATATGCTCCTCGCTGGCTCGCCAGATCGCTCTGGCGTCTCTGAGGAACACGGTCTCTCGCAAGTGGGCGCTGATCGGCACGTTCCATACCTCTGGTCGCTGCGACTCGTCTGAACAGGGCCCCAGGCCTCTCTGCCTCGGTCACGATGAGGACTGCCTGCAAGAACGTCAGAGCACAGTCCTCCTCGCTGAACGGACAATCCTCAGGATAGCCCGTCGGGTTCACGCGCAGGCAGTACTCCGTCTTCCACGTCTTCCGAAGGTCGCCCCATGGCGCTCGTCCTGGCCATGCCGCTTTGATGCGCGGGTCGATCTCCTCACGAACGAACGAGGTCCTGAACACGCAGGGGACCTGTTCTCTCTTCACCATGGCAGATCCTCTCCCTCTGGTCGCCGGGGGACACTCTTGAGCTGCCACTCCTCATCGATCACGATCACGGTCTTATAGCAATCCCAGACGTCACGGCAACGTGGTCCCCAGCCGAACTCCCCTGTCTTCCACACAGCCATCGCGTTGGCCACGTCCTTGTCGTAGCCGGTCTTCCCGCAAAGCATGCAGGTGAGCCGTTCACTCATAAGCCATCTTCGAGAGGTCGAAGTGCTCTGCTACCAACATGCGGACATGCATGAAGTGTGGATGGCGCCAACCTAGAAGCTGGCTGCGGTGCTCTTGACGGACGTTCGGCCATACCCATGCGGTGACGACCATGACATCCGTACGGCGAGGCTCCCACTGCCATGCCACGACCGGGCCCAAGACGACCGGATAGGGACACATGTCGATGTCACTGTCGACCCGTGTCTCCCAAGTGTCAGGAACGATGACACCATCGGACTTCATGGCGAACCTGAAGCAGCCCTCCTTCATGGCCTGCTCCTCGCTTTCCTCGTACCACTTCCTCGAAAATCGGTTCGAGGACTCGCCTACTCATGACCCGTTCCGCCGTGTACTCGACCTGGGAAAACGTGGGACCGTACCCATCGAAGACGCTCATGGTCGATCTGGCAAGTGCTTCGCCATGGCCGCACAGAACCTCTCGACGTCTTCTGTGAAGTAGTCGTCTTCATCCGTGCGACGGACATACTCTTCCGTCTTTTCATCGCGCTCCCAGAACGAACCTGAACTGACGTCGATATAGCCTTCTTCAAGAAGCGCCTCGATGAAAGCCTCGACCAGGGTCTCCTGTGTCGTCATGGCTTCTTGATGGGGGCGATGGGCCCCTCGTTCTTCACGGTGCCCGTGCCCTTGCATCGTCCACAAGGGACGCGCGGCTTGTCGGGATGGATGTTGGGGATGGTGCCCTTGCCCTTGCAGCGTGGGCACCAGACGATCTCACCGAAGACCGGCTGTGTGATCACCACGCGAACTCCTCCTCTATCTCGATGAGTTGATGCAACATCGCCCTGGCCATCTTGATCTGACGGTTGGCTTCATGAGTGCTCTCACCGCGCTCGATGACCATATCGCGCTCCTCCCAGAGGAAACGGATGTGGTTCGAGATGGCATCATGCAGGACTGGCGCTGCTTCTTCGATGATGAAAAGACGAGGCTTGCGTCGGAACCCACAGAGGCACTCGAGGGTGTCGCTGTCTACACGGTCCCAAGCATGCTCATGCCTAGTAGCCGCTGTCGTCACGTGGCGTGGGCTCCAGCATCTTCTCCATGTACTGGATGAGTCGGCCGATCTCGTCTGCGCTCAGGCCCTCGAGGAAGCGGACGAACGCGGGACCCTGATCATCAGGCTCTTCAGGAAGGCGAGGCGAGAGGTCGAGGACGTCCTTCACGAGCCCCACACTCTTGTTGACGCCATACCCGAGTTCGCCTGCAAGATTGCGGACCCTCTTCACTTGGACGTCTGTGGCGTTCGTAGAGCGCCCACCCCGGGCGATGCCCTCGATGTTGGAGTCTTCGACGACGACGTCGCGTGTTTCACGTGAGGTGCGGATGTCTTCGTAGTCGGCGTAGGCCTCCACGTCGCTTTCGGAGCCGTTCATGCCCATCCCGAGCAAGAACGCCTTCTCGGCGTAGGTCATGGCCTTTCCGGCACCTTTGTCGCTAGGATCCTCGCCCTGACCGACAGCAGATCCCTCGACCTTCTCTCCCGTCGCTCCATCGATGATGGTGAACGAGGCCTGGATGGTGGTGAGGAAGGTGACGCGGGTCCCCCCACCGGAGCGTGGCAGCGTGGCTTGCATCACATCACATCTCGTCACATCGGGTATCAAGATGATGCCCTCATCCTGCAAGAGCGGTCTCCACCAGCCGTAGACGTCACGCGCGGCGTGATACGGGAACTTGATGTCTCGGCTGTGCCTGATGGGCTCCTTGTCACCGATAGCGTTCGCGATCCTAGCGAGCTTGGAGACGAGCGACCGAGCATCCGTGATGACTTCTTTCGCTGGACTCATCTGTCCTCCTAGATATGCTTCCATGACTTGCGATGGATGATGTGTGAGACAGAGGCTTGTTCTAGACCGAACTCTTCACCAAGTGTTTTTTGACTGATGGTCCCCGTCGCATAGCGTGCCCTGATGTCCCTGACATCATCAGCCGTTAGTTTGGCGCTTGGGTTGTTCTCGCCGACTTGACGGAGATGTATAGGGGGTGGGATGTGTCCTTTGGATGCTGCGTCCTGCCGATTGGTCTTCGCAGTCCCCAAGAACAGGTGGTTAGGCCTGACGCATGGCGGGTTGTCACAGTGATGGAGGATCATAAGACCTTCGGGGATACCCCCATAGAGCATGGCCCAGATTTTGCGATGAGCCTTCACAGAACGCATCCCAATCTTGGTCTGTCCATAGCCGTTTTTGTCCCTGGCCCCCGACCACTCCCAGCACCCGTCAGGGCTTATGAGTGAAAAGAAGGTGGCGGGGTCTTCTGTCCTTTTGAACCTGTCCATGCCAATAGCATATATCATCTAGATGCTAGCAGCACGGAAGGCTGGACAAATCGATTTATACCCGCACCAAGAGCAGGCACCCGACTTCAATCCAGTCGGCGGGAACAGCCCTGCATCGATGGAGCGGACCACGTCATCCACGATGCCGGCATAGGCCACGATGGACTCGTCGGGGACGGGGCCGCTGGACACAGGATGATGCTTGGGCTGCTTGAGCCTGACCATGAAGTCGAGCACGACGCCCGATTCGACCTCTCCACTCATACGCCGGTAGCCGATGGCATAGCCGACCATGGGGATGAGATAGGTTCCGCCCCGTTTGTCGGGGGTCTTGGCGGTGAACTTCCAGTCCCCGATGCGGCCATCCTCGTGGACGATGTCGATCGTGCCATCGATGACGGTGCCGTTCAGCTTGTACTGGACGTGCTGCTCGATGAGTCTGGGGTGAGTCTTGGGGGCGACGACATCATGCCAGACGCCCACCGTGCTGATACCTGAGTCGGTCAGTTTGCCGACGTCGTCGGTGTCATCGTCAGTATCGTTCGCTCCCCGGACGAACTCATCGCGGAACGTCTCTTGGACCTGGGCCCGAGGAAGATCCTCACCGGTCTCCATCTTGTTCACGAGGTCGAGTTCGACGGCCCGATGGGCAGCGCTGCCGAGGACCATCTTCAGCCTGGGCGGTCGCTTGATGCGCTGTACGTAGGCATATTCCCACTGGCGACCACAGTTCAAAAAGGTGTTGAGGGAAGAACCTGAGAGGACCAGTGGGTCTGCCATGCGTCCAGTCTGCGCTCCGTCCGTGTCACCTGTATGGCACGTTGCTCAGGGACCGTGTTCAGGAGCAAACCACACCTTCCCCAGATGTCGAAGCCCGGTCCCCGAGCATCACCATCATACCATCGTGACACGATGGTGACACGGACTAGCCTTTAACGACCCCTATCGGCGAAAGCCGTTGGACCGGACGCACGAGATCGGCTGACGCTGCCATCACAGACTCGATGTCCTTGTAGGCTAGGGCGGCCTCATCGATGACGTCGGCTCGCTTCGGCGTCACGAGCTGGACTCCGGCGTCGACCAGCATCTGGTCCATCTGCTCCAGCGAGAGCATCTTTCGGGTCGCGGCACGACTACGTGCTCGACCAGCACCATGCTGACAAGTGGAGAAGCTCTCGGGATTACCCAGGCCCTCGGCGATGTAGGAGCCCGTGGACATGGAGCCTGGGACGAGGACCCTCTCGCCCTCTCGAGCACGCACCGCGCCCTTGCGATGGACGATGCCGTTCTTGCCGCCGTGCTGCTCCCATGCTGCATAGTTGTGATGGATGTCATGGGTCATCGCAGCCTCGATGCCAAGCACGGTGCTGAACGCCTCGATGACCTTCACCGCCATGCGCTTGCGGTTCTCCTCAGCCCACTGAAGAACCGTGTCCATGTCGTCGAAGTATTCAGCGCCTTCTTGTGAGCGGAAAGGAAGCCATGCGACCTCGTCATGAGGCAGCGCGCTATGCCACATGCGGTCCAGAGCCAGGGCTCGCTTATGGTGAAGATCGCAGGTCTTCTTGCCCAACGAGCGCGACCCCGAGTGGATCATGAAGTAGAGCATCCCGTCATCGTCGCCACGCTGGAGCTCGAGGAAGTGGTTCCCACCACCGAGCGTACCAAGCTGGACCTCGGCTGCCTCGACGAACGCAGAGACTCGGTCAGACGCACCGATCCATGGGCTTACGGGGTCGCCTTGCGTTCGGTGCTGGGCCTGTGGACCGTTGCCGACCGGTATGTCACGAGCCACCTGACCCAGGAAGCGGCGGACCTCCGCTGGGGTCAACTTTTCTGCTGGTCTGCCGGTCTGGATGAGACTCACACCGCAGCCGATGTCCACGCCGATGGCGTAGGGGACGATGGCGCTGTCCGCCATGAAGACCCCGCCGACCGGCATCCCATAGCCCTGGTGGGCATCTGGCATCAGCGCGACATGGCCCATCACGAAGGGCAACCGAGATACGTTAAGAGCCTGCTGTCGCGCTCCGTCATCGAGGTCGATGGCCCAGGACCTCACTGGCCTTCCGCCATCCTGGAAGACCTCCTGTGCTGTGGTCGTCATGACGAAAGCATACACGATGGTGACACGATGGTATGCTCTATCCCGTACCCGGGAGCTTTGCTCGGAGCATCCGGGTACTTACGGATAAGGTAGACTGTGGTTCCTCCTCTACTCAGCCCCCCGGCTCGGAGCGCAAGCCGGGGGGCCCTCTTTCACTCTTGACGTATGCCATGGAGTCTGTCAATCTGCTGACATGACCAGTTACCACAGGGCTGCTCAAGAGACCATGGGCCTGCGGTCGTTCCTGCGTGGTGGCTATCAGCACATCAAGGCCCCCACGATGGTCACCAACCAGAGCGGGAGGACCGTGTTCACCGTCATCCCAGGACGCATCACGACCGACTTCGTCTGGTCGGATGAGGAACCGATATGGCTCAAGAAAGGAGCACCATGACCAAACAGGAGCAGCCCACCGAGGTGGCTGTCATCCTCGACCGTTCAGGCTCGATGGGCGTCGTGGCCGACGAGACGGTGAAGGGCTTCAACAAGTTCGTGAAAGAGCAACCACCCGGGACGCTCATCTCACTGTCGCAGTTCGATGCTGTGTCCGGCGAGCCGACCGTCCAAGACGTCTTCGAGCAGAGACCAACGAAGGAGGCCACCATCCGCTCGGCCGATTACCGGCCCCGAGGGATGACACCGTTGATGGACGCCGTCGGGTCCGTGGTCAGCCGTCTCCGTGATCGCAAGCCGAAGGGCAAGGTCATCGTCCTCATCGTCACCGATGGGCTGGAGAACGCCAGCCGGGAGTGGAGCAGGGAACGAGTCCGCGAGCTCATCGCTAAGATGCGCAAGAAGGGCTGGCAGTTCGTCTTCATGGGCGCTGACATCGACGCTTACGCCGAGAGTGACAGTCTTGGCATGGCCGCTGGCTCGACTTACGGCTATGTCAACTCCGCTATCGGCACACGGGCCGCCTGGGGCAACGTATCCACGGCCGCCGCCTCCTACACGTCAGGCGCCTCAAGCGCGGTGGACATGCCTGACCACGACACTTCGCAAGATGACCCAGTGACAAGCCTCTGACAAGGTGTAGGATGACGCTCCTATGCGAGCGCCATCCGAACAGGGCAAGGACACCACGTTCCTGTCGAACGCTCGCGTAGATCATCGACCAAAAAGAACCCCCGGCCATGAGCCGGGGGTTCGACGCTTCTGCCTTGCGTAAGGTTTTTGCCCTCCAGAAGCGAACACATCGTGACACAAACGTGTCCCATCCGCAAATACCCAGGATAGGCGTAAGCCGAAGTGGTGCTTCCCCCAGGCAACGGGGAGCCGAGCGAAAGGCTCGGATCGCACGGCGGATGTCCCTTGCGTCGTTCTTGGGCCCCTGCGCCGTGCTCGGCTATGAATCAACCATAGACACTCCCGACCCGCCCGTGGGGGCACATGCCAGAGGCTATGACGGGTAGCCGACCTCGCTATGAGCATGTGTGGTCCAGCCGACCGACCGATGGTCATACGGCAGAACCAAGACCTCCCTTGAAAGGGGGAGGGTCTGCCTCTCTCACTCTGATCTCCGGCAGATCAAGACCGGTCTAGCCTCTGGACGATATCGTCTGGCGAGATGGCATCCATGTCTCTGAAAGTCATCTTGCGACGGCCTCCTCCAAAAGGCCTCCTCTCGAGTCGTGGCTTGGGCGTTGTTCCCGGAAGGTGGTAGTCATCCCCGCCGAGTTCATCCTTGAGCCATCTTGGGGCGCTGCTCCACCATGATGGTTTCATCAGTCATCCTTTCGAGTAATCTAGGAAACGGCTAGATCGCCGCACAGAGCAGGCTGATAAGGAGGTTCATCACATGACGATCCTATAGAGGCCCACGAAGGGCCTCGAGAACGAGGAACGTCATGGAACCGAAGATCAGGCGTCAGGATGTGGTCCCCCCGTTCGGGGAACATCAGAAGTGGACCATCGCCGACGAGAGCCACATGCAGATATTCGCGAGGCTCGCTCGCATCCGCCAGGGCGAGATGCATGGACCCCCGGGCCCCCCTAAGCCCAGGAAGAGTCAGTAGACCGACCCTCCTTGGCTTCGAGCCTCCCACTCGTGGACGCACTGGAAGGGACGGCACCAGAGCACAAGAGCGCCACAGCATGGCGTGCGCTCCAGCTTCGGTGCGGCTCGCTTTGCTACTCGCGGGGAGAGGACCTGACGCTCACTCTCTTTCGGGCTTCTCTTCGGCATCCCTTGAGACCTCGGCATCGACGGTGAACTCAGGGACGACAGCACTCCTGTAAGCGTGACAGATGCAGAACATGCAGCCCGTCATGGACTCGTCCTTCTTCACGTAGTGGTCTCGTTCCAGGTGGGGGCAGTTGTCGCAGATAGGATCCATGGACGTGGCTCCTTTAGGCTGTCAGTGAGGTCCACTTGCCGTCATAGAAGACGTGCATCGTGATCCCGAGACGCTGGGCACAGAGTAGGGCATGGGATGTGCCAGGTGATGGCCCGGTCGCCATGATGGCGACCAACTCGGTGGCTTCCTTGATCATCGTCTCGTTGCGCATGAACCCGGCGCGCTTGCCGTATCTCTTCCACTGGGCGATGAAGAGGTCATAGTCTGCGTCGCGCTGGGCGACACGCTCATGGACGAAGGTATCACATCCGAGTTGAAGATCGAAGAGGCAAGTTCGAAGGATCTGCTGGAGCAGCTCGTTCGCAGCGGAGCGCGCAGCGCGCTGCAGGCCGCTCTGGAGGAGGAAGTCAACCAGTTCCTGCAGAGGTTCATGCACTTGCGGGACGAGAAGGGTCGCCGTAAGGCGGTACGCAACGGCTGCCTGCCCGAGCGGACTATCCTCAGCGGCGTGGGGCCGCTGGCGATCCGTCAGCCACGCGTCGATGATCGTCGGCTTCGCGACACGGAAGGGGGGC